ATTGTGTGTGCAACGGCGGCGGGGGGGGGCGAAACGGTGACAGGGGGCGGCGGAACGCTGCACAATGGCGGCGATGGCCCGCAGAGGACGTAACGCCGCCGCCTTCGAGCACAGCCTCACCGCGCTGCGGGTCGGCGGTCGGATCGAGGCCGTCGACGCCGCCCTGATCGCCGTCGGGCGCACCCTGGCCGGCGACCTGGACGACCCGGACCTGACCACCTCGCAGACGGCGTGGGCGTACCTGGCCGTCCTCAAGACCCTGAGAGGAGCGGCGGTCAATGCCGACGACGGTCTCGCCGAGCTTGTCGCTGCGATGCAAGGCTCGATGGGCGACGCCCCGGAGTCCTGAGCGGCCGACCGTCGGCGGCAGGCTCGGACGGCTGGCGAAGATCATCGGCCAGCCGTTCATGCCGTGGCAGGCCCAGGTGGCCAACGTGGCCGGCGAGCTGGACCCGGTCTCTGGGCTGCCCGCCTACCGTGAGGTGCGGGTCACGGTCCCCCGCCAGTCGGGCAAGACGACGCTGATCCTGGTGGTCGAGGTGGACCGGGCGTTGAACTGGGGGCCGGGGCAGCGGACCCTGTACGCGGCGCAGGATCGGAACAGCTCGAGGGCGAAGTGGGAGGAGCAGTGCGACCTGCTGGGCCGCACGACGCTCAAGAAGGTGTTCCGGGTGATCCGCCGCTCGGGAGCGGAGCGGATGGTGTGGCCGGCGACCGGCTCGTCGATCGCGATCACCGCGTCGGGAGAGACGTCGGGGCACGGCCAGACGTTGGACCTGGGAGTGATCGACGAGGCGTTCGCCCAGCGGGATGAGCGACTGGCCGGCGCCTTCCGCCCGGCCATGCTCACAAGGCCGGCGGCGCAGGTGTGGGTGATCTCGACCATGGGCACCGAGGAGTCCACCTTTCTGCACGACCGGGTGGACGACGGCCGGGCGAGGGTGGAGTCCGATCAGCGGTCGGGGGTGGCGTACTTCGAGTGGTCGGCCGGGGACGACGACGACCCCGACGACCCAGCCACGTGGTGGGGGTGCATGCCGGCGCTGGGCCACACGGTGACCGAGCAGGTCATCCAGACCGACCATGACGCCATGGACCCCGGCGAGTTCGCCCGGGCCTACCTGAACCGGCGCACCGGGGGCGGCAGGCCGGTGTTCGACGCCGGGACATGGGCGGACGCCTGCTCGCCGAGCTCGAGGTTCTCGGGGGTGCCGTGCTTTGCGGTGGACGTCACCCCGGACCGGGCGTTCGCGTCGATCGGGGTGGCCGGCCGCCGGGAGGACCGCAAGATTCATGTGGAGGTGGTCGAGCACCGCCCCGGGGTGGACTGGGTGCCGGGGCGGCTCAGAGAGCTCTACGAGCGCTGGAACCCGTGGCCGGTCGTCCTCGACGCCGGTAGCCCCGCTTACAGTCTCCTGATCGACCTGAGGGGCCTCTCCGTGAAGGCGGAGACGACGGGGGCTCGGGAGTACGCGGCGGCGTGCGGGCAGTTCTATGACGCGGTGGTGGGCGGCGAGGTCCGCCACCTGGATCAGCCGGTGCTCAACGGGGCGGTGCGGGCGGCCCGCAAGCGGGTGTTGGGGGATGCGTGGGCGTGGGCCCGCCGCTCCGGGGGGGATGTGTCGCCGTTGGTGGCGGTCACACTGGCCCGGTACGGTCTGGTCAAGGCCGGCGACGGCGGGTTCCAGATCCTCTAAACCGGTTTGTCGCCCGGTGCGATGACGCCGTCGTCGTAGCGGAGACAGACGACCCAGCCGCCGGCGCCGAGGAACTCGATTTGGAACGGTTCCCACCCGGCGAACTCGGCTTCGTCGGTGGCGTCTTTCATGGGGTCGATGTTGGCGACCTTGAGGTGCCATGCCATGGCCGGATTCTATCCTCCGACCTATGACCGATCAGGGTGCTAGCACCACGGGCCGTGACGTGCGACGATATGCATCGGTGCTCGCGCAACTACTCGGTGTCCTGGCGATGGCGGTCGGGTTCGGGATGCTGGCCGTGTGGGCTGGTCTGGTCGTCGGCGGTCTCGGCCTGGTGGTCGCCGGGACCGTCGCCGAAATCGGACAGGGCTGATGGGACTCGGGAAGCTGCTGACCCGCAGCTCCCCGAACTTTGGGTCGATGGTCCCCAACGCCGGACCGACCCCGGCGTCTCCGCAGCCGTGGTATCCGCCGTCCAACATTCTGCCGCCCACCTCGGAGGCCAACGCCCTGACGGTGCCGGCTTTCTGGGCCGGGTACCGGTACGTGACGGGGGCGGTGGGCGAGCTCCCGGTGGCCGCCTACCGGGGCACCGAGCTGGTCGATCCCCCCCCGGCGGTGTTGTCGCAACCGGACCCGGATCAGACGCCGATGGCGTTCTGGTCGGCGGTGGCGGCGTCGCTGTGCCTGTACGGCAACGCCATTTGCATCATCACCGGGTTCGACCGCCTGGGCTATCCGACCACGTTGAAGCCGATCCACCCGCTGATGGTGGCCGTCCGGTTTACCGGGAACCCGATGGCCCCGGGGATCGGCGCGTATTACGCGGCCGGGCAGCTCTACAGCCCCGATCAGATCTGGCACTGCAAGAGCCATTTGGCCAGGCCGGGGTGGCCGCTCGGGCGGGGGATCATCGATTCCATGTCGGACGCGGTGACCATGCAACAGGCGTTGCAGTCCTACGCCGCGAACTACTTCATCAACGGGGGAATGCCGTCGGGCATCATCAAGATCCACCGCCCCGAGATCACCCAAGCCCAGGCCGACTCGGCCAAAGCGGAATGGGTGGCCAAGTACTCGGGGGCGTCGACCCCCGCCGTGCTCAACGAGCTGACCGACTTCACGCCGATGGCCTACAAGCCGGTCGACAGTCAGATGATCGAGTCTCGCCAATTCGGGCTGATCGAAATGGCGCTGATGTGGGGGTTACCGCCCAGTAAGTTAGGGGCCAACATCGGCGGGTCGACGTACAAGAACGCCGAAATGGAAGAGGTCCAGGCCAGAAACGACGCCGTCGCCCCCTGGACCCACCTGCTCGAGCAGTCGGTGTCGTTGGAATGGCTGCCCAGGGGGCAGCACGCCGAATGGGATCTCACCGCCTCGCTCAGGACCGACACCCTCACCCAGTACCAGGCCTACCAGGCCGCCCTGGGCGGACCCGGCCCCCAGTCGCAGTGGTTGCTGGTCGACGAGATCCGAGCCCAGAACAACCTCGACCCGATGGCCATCGTCGAGGCCGAGGTGACCAAACAGGTGATCGCCGCCGGTGTCGAGGTGGCCGCCGAGCTCCCACCGGTGCCGACCAACGTGCCGCCCCAGCCCGGCGGCCCGGAGACCGTCACCCCGTTCCCGGCCGGCGACACGCTGCCTACCCCGCCGGCCAACGCCGGCTCCCCAGGAGGTAAGTGATGGCCGAATGGTCGACCGCTTATGTGAATGATTTACCGGACTCCAGTTTTCTGCTGGTGTTCACCGACGCCAAGGGCACCAAGCAGCGCTACTTCCCGGTCAAGGACGCGGATGGGAAACCGGACGCCGACCATGTCCGTAACGCCCTGGCCCGCATCCCCCAGGCGTCGACGTTGACGGCGTCGCAGCGGGTCGAGGCCATGGCCAAGGCCAAGAAGATGGCCGCCGCTCACCCCGACATCGGTTCGGGGGCGGGCGCCGGTTACGAGGGCTCGGCCGGGTCGGGTCGTTCTCGACCGGCGCCGCTACCGGCCGACGCCCTCGGCCCCCAGACCCGCACCTTCCCGCTTGTGTTGGAGCTGCGGGATATGGGGCTGGACGGGCGGACCATGTACGGCCGGGCCGTCCCGTACAACGTCACCGGCGACGTCGGGAACTTCAGGGAGCGGTTCCTGCCCGGCGTGTTCGCCCGCCAGATCGCCGCGGGTGCCCCGGGGCATATCAAGCTCTACGACTCCCATGAGACGCGCCTGACCGGCCGGGCGCACATCGGCAAAACCGAGGAGCTGCGGGACCAGCCCGACGGGCTATATGGGTCGTGGCGGATCTTCGACACCCCCGGCGGGAACGCCGCGCTGACGATGTACCACGAAGGGGAGATCACCGGGCTGTCGATCGGGTTCAAACCCAACCCCGGCGCCGGGTCCCGCAAAGCCCAGGACGGCACCATCGAACGGGTCGCCGGCCACCTCGATCACGTGGCCCTCACCTCCGAACCGGTGTACGAGACGGCGTCGGTGCTCGCCGTGCGCTCCGTGCGCCTGGATCGCTACACCGCCGACCGGGAACGGTTTAGACTCCTCACCTAGCAGCCGAACCCGGCAGAGCCGAACCCGCCCAAGAGCGTGGCGGAACCGGACCGAACGGAACCGGCGACAGGGTGAGACATCCTGCGCCGCCGCGCCCTGGGCGCACCCCGAAACCGGGAGTGTTCCAATGCCGAACCGTCTCCTCGAGCGCTTGGGCGCCGACTACAGCCACCTTTTCGCCGATTTCGACGACATCCTCAACCGTTGCGCGGCCGAGGGCCGCGATCCCACCGACGCCGAACAGGGCATCTTGGACGGCCTGAAAGAACAGATGGAACCGCTGGGCGAGCGGATCGTCGAGCTGCGCTCCATCGAGGACCGCCGCCATTCGACCCTCACGGCTCTGACCGATCTGCCCGAGAGGGAACCGGCGGGGGAGCGCATGGGCGTCGTCCAGGTCCGCAGTGAGGCCGAGATCTACCGCAAGCCCGACGCCTCCCTTGAGGTCCGACAAAGCTTTTTCCGGGACATGCTCCACGCCCAGCGGGATGGGGACATGGAGGCCCGTTCCCGTCTGGAGCGGCACACCCAGATGGCGACCAGGGCGGCGTCGACGACCGGCGGGTCGGGCGGCACCATCCCGCCCACCTGGCTGTTCGAGGAGTTCGCCCTGATCGCCCACGGCGCCCGGCCCACCGCCGACACCCTGCGCCGGATCGGGATCACCGACGCCAATCCGGTCACCGTCGGCGTCCAGTCCGCCCCCGGGGCGGTGGTC